TGTCCCGCAAAACACGATCAATGCTCATGTCTTGGAAGCTGCATGCTATGTCAGTGCAGGACTGATGAACGTTGAAGAGCATGTCCAAGAGCAATCGTTGGAGATTGCTGCTCGCAAATTTAAGGGGGGGATCGGACTGCAAGAGCTCTTGCTCGAGGCTGCTTGGGCCAACGGTTACACCGGGCGAACCTTCCGAGACCACCGCGAAGTGATGCGAGCAGCATTCGGTAATCGAGTGGAAGCAAGCTCCGTTAGCAATGTGGACATTGGTGGTATTCTTGCGAATGTCGCCAATAAGTTCCTGCTCGAAGGATTCTTCACTGTCGAGCGAACCTGGAGAAATATTTGCGCGATTCGGAACGTCGTCGACTTCAAAACGGTGACCAGCTATCGACTGATCGGAAAGGATCAGTACGAGCTAGTGGCCCCTGGTGGTGAGATCAAGCATGGCAACCTTGGAAACGAAAGTTTCACCAACAGGGCCGATACCTACGGGTTGATGCTGGGTGTGGACCGCCGCGATTTCATCAATGATGACTTGGGAGCGATTACCACCGTACCAAGGAAACTGGGCCGGGGATCTGGCTTGAAGATCAACGATATATTCTGGACCACGTTCATGAATAACTCAGCGTTCTTCACCGCTGGAAACAAGAACTTCGTTTCCGGTGCGGATACGGCTCTTACGATCGATGGGCTCACCAAGGCCGAAGTGGCCTACTACGACTTGGTGGATGCCGATGGTAAACCGATCGGCACTATGCCAACGATTTTGCTGGTTCCTACGGCTCTGTCGGCCATTGGCACCCAGCTCTATAAGTCGCTTGAGATGCGTGACAACACGGCAAACGCGAGGATGCCTATTAACAATCCTCACGCAGGTAAGTTCCGTGTCGAGGTAAGTCGTTACCTCGGCAATTCAAACTACACCGGCAACTCGACCAAAGCTTGGTACTTGCTGTCGGATCCCAACGATCTTCCGCTGATCGAAGTTGCTTTCCTCAACGGCCAAGAAGCCCCAACGATTGAAACCGCTACGGCTGATTTCAATGTTCTTGGAGTTCAGATGCGAGGTTATCACGACTTTGGAGCGAGTCTCCAAGACCCTCGTGCAGCGATCAAGAGCAAGGGTGAGGCATAAGCCTTACTGGGCACCGCGTCTTTTTCTCAATTCGATTCACCCATTGAGGTTCATAAACCATGCCACAGGCAACATTCATTCAAGAAGGTCATTACATCGATCATACCCCCGTGGGCGCTCTTGCCTCCGGGGACGTGGTCGTCCAAGGAGATCTAGTGGGCGTCACGGTTCGTCCTATTGCAGCAGGGGAACTCGGTTCGCTTGCTGTCGATGGAGTCTTTGACTTCAACAAGAACACTGGCGTGGCATTTACCGTTGGGACCATCCTCTATTGGGATGACACCAACAACATCGTAACGACGACCTCTGCTGGTAATAAGTCCATCGGCAAAGTCGTCCGAGCAGCCGCATCTGCCGACACCACCGTTCGCATGCGACTGAGTCAGTAACGCAGGACTTGCTTAGCGTTTCACCATCAATTTCCGCTCCATTTTCATCGCAGGGATCACTATGAAAAGCAAATGTTTTGCTCTGTTGTTTATGGTTGCTGCCACCTTTGGCAGCATTGGCTTTGCCCAGGATCGGATCTGCCCTGATGGCAATTGTCCGATCGTGCAGAGTATGCCCGGGACGATTGTCTTGGATCCTCTCAAAGAGAATCTAACCTTCGAGACTGCAAGATCGGGTTTTCGAACCCAAGCTCAAAGTCTCGATCGGTTTGATCAGGTCGTACGCGCAACGGTCCGAGTGACAGTAAGCAACGTGTGCGGTAGTGGAACGGTCGTTGGCAGAACCTCCGAAGGCAATGCGATCGTACTTACCAACGCCCATGTGGCCGGTACCACGCGTGGCCGAACCGTCAACGTGGAACGTTGGAACACCAACGGATCGAGCGAGCGGGGAACCGCATCGATCATTGCTTCGGGATACGGACGTGGGACTAGCGTCGACTTTGCGCTGCTTAAGTGCAACGGAGCATTCGCCAGGGATGTCGATCCGATTCCACTGGCCGATCGCTACCCAAGCAACCAATCGTCGGTGACTACATTTGGAAGCCCAAGGTGTGAGTGGCCAAGCCTCCAGGTTTTGCGACTGAACCGTAAAGAGGGACAGATCCTTTCCTGGAAACCTGAAGCGATCGGAGGCCGAAGCGGTTCGAGCATCATCGACTATACCGATGACGGACCGCGGGTAGTTGGACTTCTCACATGGGCTGGTGGTGGCGAGGGGCTTGGCCAATCGACCCCGTTTCTACTTAGCGCGATGCGAGGCAAGCTTCCAGCGACCCTCGAAGGGCTGCCAGCGGGGGCTCGCGAGGTGAGTTACCGGACCGATGACAACCAAGAGATCGTCCAAGTTCCATCGACGATCTACGGAGAACCGATGCAGGTTCCACTCAGTTTTTTGGCGCAGGCAGACACCCAGGATGATCTGGTCGATTCGATCGTGGATCGTCCACGGCTCAGACCTTCCCCGCGGGAACCAGAGGACTCTGGGATCATCACCGATCGATTGCGGATCGGCCCGCAGTGGACTCCGGGTGGACTGATCGCCACTTCAGCTGGTTCGAGCATCGCTTTGCTATTGGGTTTGCAGTATGGAATTCCGCTGGTACTTCAAGCACTTCGAAATGCCAGGAAGCAACGTGGCAATGCGGTGCTCGATGACGAGCAGTTCAAAAAGCTCATGGAGCAGTATCAAAACCTGCTCAAGCTTTTAGAGCAAAACAATCAGCCACCTACCAATCAGCCGCCCACCATTAGGACCTAGGTGAAGCGATGCCAGATCTACTTCGCACTGGACAGCAGTGGCTAGCAAGCAAGCTCAAATCGCATGCCTCAAGCAATGTGGTTTATGTGCGAGGTGAAAATCAATTGAGCGTCTCGGCCACGATCGGTCGGACGCTTATGAAACTCGATGACGGTTACGGTGGGATCCGAATGCAATGGACCGACCGTGATTTTCTCATCGCTCCCTCAGATTTGATTATCTCCGGATCGGCGATCACCCCTGAGCGTGGTGACACGATCCTCGAAACCGTTGGAACCAAAGTCTACACCTACGAAGTCAATGCACCAGGTGGAGAACCTGCCTGGCGCTGGTCGGATCCTCATCGCAGCCTGTATCGAATCCACACCAAGGAAATCGGAATCGCATGATGCCCGCGAACATCGTCGCAATCGCAGATGCAATCACCGCAGAGCTAAACGGTATTACCTTCAGCCAGCCGTTTACTGCGCAGCGACTGTATCTGCCCATCTACGACCTAAAGACGATGTCGGAATTGAAGGTCTCGGTCGTACCCAAGGGGCTCAGTGCTTCATCGCTGGATCGCTCGCGTGATAACTTCGATTACCAGATCGATGTTGGGATCCAGAAGAAAACAAAAAACGAAATGGCAACCATCGATGCGATGATGCTTCTGGTTGAAGAGATCAGCGACTATTTGCGAGCAAATCCCCTTGCAAGTTACCCGAACGCACGGTTTATCAGCGTCGAGAACAACCAGATTTATGCTCCAGACCATCTGGAAACCATGATGCAATTTACAAGCGTCTTAACCCTAACCTATCGTCTCTGGAGATAACCGATGACCACAGGTGATGTTGGACCTTATCGGCTGCAATTTACCAGTTCCAGGGGAGTTACTCGAGACATCCCTGGCCTGGACGATAGCGACGATATGTTCAAGGTAAAATCGATCCAGAAGAAGTTCAGGGACTCTTGGACTCGGACACTTACGGATCTTTGGGAACTGACCACCAGCGGTGGATCCACGGCGAGCGTCTCCGGTGGTGTACTGACCATCAGCTCGGGAACCACGGCCGGAGGTTTCGCAGAGCTGCTCTCGAAGGAAACCTTCACGATTCCCTTCCGAGCGATGATCGCCGTGCAGTCAGGGGGTACTCGGCAAGCCAACACGCACCACATCATTGAAGCTGTATCGGTAGATCCGGTCACCGGGATCCCCGATGGCAAGCACAGCCTTAGCATGGACATCGGTGGTGCTGCCAACACGACGGTGACCAATATGGTCTACAGCGTGCAAAATGGCGGGTTGGTCCCTATCGCTTCGGCTGCCTCCGCGATTGTTTCAACTGCCACCTATTCGATTCTCGAGCTCGAACCATTTTCCGACGAGTGCTATTTCCACTCCCGCGCGATGGATTCGACAGGTGGTCGCTCGAACTCGTATGTTCGTCACCAGCAGATTCCAGATCCAACGGCAGTCTATAAGATCCGCATCCGCTCGATGAATCATCAAGGGTTCAAGGCCGTTACCAACGCAGTTGCCGGACCTGGAAATGTCATTCGTCTTACATCGACCGCACACGGATACACCGGAACGCCGACGATTTGGGTCGAGTACCTCAACGGTGTCACCAATAACGGAGCGGCCTTGCGTGGTAATTACGCTGCCACGGTCATCGACGCTAACACGATTGATTTGACCGGAACGGTATTCTCCGGAGCCTATGTCACCGGATCTGGACAGATCGCGCTTGCTGCAGCACCCGCAGCGATCAATTTCCAATCCCAGTTCATTAATTGCCAGGACTACGCCGAACTCACCGCTGAAATCACCGCTGGCCGAGGCCAAACCGTCATCGGACAAAGCCTGGGGGTGATCCTTACCGGAGCGACTGCAACCACGACCAACATCGGAACTGTAACGGCCAACGTAGCTGGCCAAGCGGCTCACGATGCTGTGGTTACCGGCAACCCTGTGCGTGTTGCAGGTCGAGCCCAAACGGCGGCCTATGCGAGTGTCGCGACCGGTGATGTGGCTGACTTGGTTTCCACTCTGCAAGGTGTATTGGTAACGCGCCCGTGGCAGATTCCGGAACTTGAATGGTCCTATGCTTCCATCGCTGGTGGAGTGATCAATACGACCGATGTCGCGCTGGTTGCCGCAGCGGGTGCAGGTCTGCGTCGCTACATCTGCTCGTTGCAACTTTCGAACAATTCAGCAGTCGCCACGGAAGTTGTCATCAAGGACGGTGCAACGATCATCTGGCGAGGCCACCTGAGTGCTAACGCTCCGATGGCTGAAATCATTTTTGAGAATCCACTGCGGACCACTGCCAACACGGCTCTGAACTTTGCGTGCATCACCACCGGTGCTGCGGTCTATGTCAATGCACAAGGATTCACCGCACCGTAAGGACAACTATGATCGGCGCTAAAGTCACCACCAAAAAAGCATTCGATAAGGTCAAAGCCAAGGCTCAGCAAGGCAACTTCAAGAGCTTGGGCCATGCTGCTGCTTCGATCCGATTGGTCGCTCGTCGGTCCATCAAACGTCGGCAGACAGCCTCGATGCCAGGGACTCCCCCCAATACTCGGCAAGGCCAACTCAAGCGAGCGATCGTCTATGCGATCGACAAGCAACGAGGGATCGCAACCATCGGACCAGATATATCGGTCGTCGGGACCGCAGGCAAGGCACATGAGTTTGGAGGCCGTTTTCGCAAGGAACGATACCCCAAGCGACCCTTCATGGGACCAGCACTCGACAAAGTCAAAGATCGATTACCCCCATTGTGGGCCAACAGCGTTCGTTAAGGAGAGAATTCGATGGGTGTAAAACTAGGACTCGATGCAAGGCTCTATTTGAACTCCGGGACGCACGCGAGCCCCACTTGGTCGGGACTCAATAACGTGCGAGACCTGACACTGAACCTGGAAACAGGGGAAGCCGACGTTTCTACCCGAGCCAACGAAGGCTGGCGCGCAACGGTAAGCACTCTCAAGGATGCATCGCTGGAATTCGAACTGGTCATAGACCCAGAAGATTCCGGATTCACCACTGTCGTCAATGCCTTTCTCCAAAACGAACCCCTTGAGTTCGTCGTTCTCGATGGTCCTATCACGGGGCCAGGAAGTGTTGGTTCCCAAGGCTTACGTGCGACGTTTCGCATCGCGAGCTTTTCTAGGAACGAAGCCCTCGAGGAGGCCGTCACTGCCTCGGTAACTGCCAAGCCCACGTACTCGGAACATCCGCCAGTTTGGATGACGGTCGGCTAATCCCCTGGACGCTACTTTCTACTGGAGGTTTTAGAACATGCACAGTTTTGTGGATAACTCCCGGCGTACATGGGAAGTCGCGATCAACGTGACGGCAGTCAAACGGATCCGGGGCTTGCTCGGGATCGATCTTTACGCACTGGTCGATGACGGATTTAAGTCGCTCTCAAAACTCGTATCCGATCCGGTCACGCTGGCCGATGTGCTGTATTGCTTGTGCAAAGACCAAGCCGACAAGCAATCGATCTGTGACGAGGATTTCGGCAGAGCACTCTCTGGCGATGTGATCACCCAAGCAGCCGATGCGTTCGTCGAGGAACTGATCGATTTTTTCCCCGATGCCCGAGCCAGAGCGAGCCTTCGCAAGGCGATCGAAGCGGGCAAAGCGGTCAGGGACAAGGTAATAAGCCACGCGGAGAAGATCCTCGATTCGATCAACCCCGAAACCGAAGCGCAGAAGTGGATAAGCTCGTCTGGCACTTGGCCGGCGTCCTCGGCATCGACCCAGGACCATTTAGCCTCCGAGAGTTAATCGCGATGGGGGAAGCACGCAGCCAGGTGCTCTGGAATCACACATCCAGCGTTCTTGCGATGCTAGCCAACATCCATCGCGATGCCAAACGCTCGAAAGTCTATCACCCAGCAGATTTTAATCCACATGCGAAGAAACGAATCCAACGTCGCACGATGGTTGGGATCCAGGCCCTGAAACACATCTTCATTGATCGCCAAAGTGAGTTGCAATAATGGCATCCAGTTCGAGCATCAAAGCAGGTGCAGCCTACATCGAGCTCTACACCAAAGACTCGCGTCTGGTGAAGGGACTCAACGATGCAGCCAAGCAGCTTGATGCGTTTGGCAAAGGTCTCCAAGGGATCGGGACCAAGATGGCAATGCTCGGCGCGGGAATAGTTACCCCACTGGCCGGCGCTGCCAAGGTCTTTGCCGACATGGGGAGCGATATGGTCGACATGAGCCAAC